ATCACCGGCTGCTGTGATTCTTCCCTTGGCGTAGGTGTGGGCCTACCCCCACTCAACGTCGGTATTGTTCCCGTAGGTAACAAACCAAACTCGACAGGGTTTGGCGCTTCTTTGCCCGTGCGACGGGCGATCTCGGCTTCGATGTTGTATCGCCCAGTTGATCCCTCTTGAGTGAGCGGGGTCAAGGCCACACCTCTTCGGTTTTTGGCCTCCTCATAAGCAAGTTTGCCAAGCAACCCAGCAGCGCCGATAGCGCCCAAAGTACCCAAGCCACCCAGTCTGCCTTCGCCACCGGTCATGCCGCTTAGCAGTCCGCCTAACCCAGAACCTTCGCGCACGGGGTCTGATGGCCTGCCTTTCAAGAAGTCCTCAATCATACCGACTTGGCTTTGACCGGGTGTGCCTCCGCCCAAGATCCGTTGCAAAACATTTTGCGTTCTTGATCCACCACCCAACGACGCGATACCGCCTTGTGGGTTCAAGAAGCTGGCGGATGAAACTCCCAGTTCTTTAAGAACCTCGGATGCGCTCAGCCCCTGATCTTGCATCGCGGCTATTTTGCTACCAAGTCCTGCGTCTTGTACTGCCAATGTGTCAAGAATCTCTGTGTCACTCAGCCTAGCCTGACCGCTCATCGTTGCACTACCAAGCAGGCTTGGTATACCACCGCCCGGCGCTGAACCCGTGAACGTCCCGATTGGGTTTTTGATTAGACTACCGATACCGCTTTTTATGCCAGCTCCTGCGCCAGCCAATCCCTTGCCCAAGCCGCTGAAGAAACTCCCAGATCCAGCTTTGGTGATGTCGCTAATGTTAGAGCCAATTGACCCGCCTGTGGCTCCCGGCCCCGCAACAGTCAACAAACTCAGAGGGTTTGCTCGACCTTTCGCAACGTCGTAAACGGTGAATGCTTTGTTCGCGAGCGCGGCAATCGGTTGCCATGGGCCGGGTATAAATTGTGCAACCTTAGCGACTGGCTTAACGACCTTCTTGACGACTTTCTTTATGCCCTTTGCGATCTTCTTGAAAAAGCCAAACTCTTCAAGCCCTGTGATTGGGTTCAGACTGGCGATACCCAAGCCGACAACGTGAGCTTCAGGGTCAAGGTCTAGCTCGTTGAAACGGTTTTCGACAACTCGCTCGAACTGTTCGTCTTCAAACATTTCAGGCGGCAACACGACCTCGCCGGGTCTCAAGTGAGCCAGTGCCGTGTCTTCACCTCGCCCTTGAGCTGCGATCTCAAACGCTTGTGCGGCCATCGGCGCTTCGGTCGATAACCGAGCGGCTTCAGCCATGTGTTCTATTTGGCCTCGCTCAGTTGGATCTTGCGTCGCTTCACGCTCCATCATGAGAGCATTTATGTACTCTTCGAGAGATGCGTTAGGATCTTCAGTAGCGCCTTCCATGATACCTTCGACGGCTTGCGCCTCCATCATCTGCATTTCAGGCGTCATCATCTCTGGCGAATCAACCTCACCGCCCTCTTGGAACCCCATCGGCATATCGTCGCCGATAAGAGCTGAGATCCTGTTCTGAAGCATCTGATTCATTACGGTGTACTCACGGTTACGGCCCCGACACCGGCAGTGATCGCCAGTCCCGTGGGGTACGTTTGATGGCTGTACAAATCACGAAACTGTGTGCCGTCAAACGCTTGGTGAATTTCGGTCGTAGTATTGAAGATAATCGAGCCTGTTGCAAACTGAAGCTCAGCGATTTCGGTGGCAGAGAAGTGCGGAGAGATAGTGAAATCGACCGATGCAAGGTTCAATTCCAGCACTCTAACAAGGCGATTGAAGGTGCCAGAATCGACATTGACGCCTTGAGCTGTCGGCAGTCGAGTCTCAAGTAAACGGCTCATTAGCGCCTGCCGCTAGGCTGTAAATCGATGCGCGTCGAACCTAGCCGCCACTTATACCCAAGCTGGTTCTCAGAGGTCGTGTCATCATCACTCTCGAACCGCAATACGACTTGCCTTGCGCGGCTTCGCACGTTGCTCAGTGTGCTGCTTTCGGTGACTTGCGTCGTAGAATCAGTCGTAAGTGTTTGGTTTGGAAAGTCTCGACGCTTCAGCACAATGTTCATCGCAGGTGTGTTGGTCAGCCCAGTCGTCTTCACGAAAGCTACGTCGGGAATGATCCGTTTGACGAAAGCAAAGTTTTCGCCCTCTGTGATGTCGAGGTCACCCGATTCGATGAACACGCCAGTCATCGGGTCTTGATAATCATCAAACCCGACTTCGTGATTAAACAAGCACTGTGTGCTGCTGGTCGTTACCCCTGCAATCGGCTGATCTTCAATGCCAGCATCAAGCCACGAATAACGCACCAAGTTACCGATTGACCAGTGGTTTTCCTCGTAGTTGTAGATAACATATCGACTGATCTCGCCTGTGCCATCTGTAATGCTGGGATAGAAAAACCACATCTCACCAAACTCGCTGTTCAGTCCCATAAAGCACTTGAAAGCCTGCCCCAGATCCAAATCGTCAAAGACATACTCTTGCACCGTACAGGGCAGCTTTTGCACAGACCCGTTGTAGAAATAGAAGCCGGTTTTGCTCGCAAAGTACACGCCGTTTGGTGCGTTAACGGCACCCTTCGGGCTAATCAGTCCAGAGCCTTCGTTGATAAGGTTGACGGCAAACGTCAGCGGTGGCCCGATAAAGTTCATGCTGTATAGGCTTGTGTCTGTCCAGATCAGGATCTCTTGCCGAGACTTCAAGCCGCCTACGATGAAAGAGCCTGACGAAAGTCTTACGTCACCAGCACTGTTCGTTGCAAGCGGCTCGAAGACAAGGTCTTGCTCGGACGAACTGAACGCCACAAGCATGGGATCTATAACGCCTGTGCGAGAGCTGCCTGAGATCGGGTCAGCGCCCAATACGATCAGATGTCTATCCGTTTCTGACGTGATGACTTGCAAGGCGACGGTAGGCACAAGGTTCGCGCCAGTGACGCCAGACAGCTCCGCTGCGCGAGTGTTTGTGCCGTTGTCTTCAACCCATCGATAAATGCCACCACCGCGCACGTTGATGATTAGATTTTCACCGAAATTGTCGTGCGTCCATGTGCGCAATTGGTTCAGTGCAGACACGGCGCTGGCAGACCCCCAAGTGCTTGCGCCCCAAGTGCCAACACCCCAACCTGTGCCCTGCACATAGGTATCGAGGCCGACGTTGATCTGATATGCGCCGTCAACACCAGAGCCACCGTTACCCGAGTCGCTGCTGTTGGCGGTTACCGTCGAGCCGGAGGTGTCTTTGGCCGTGATTGTGTAAGTGTTTGTGCCTGTCACCAACAGTATTTGATACTCTTGGTTAAGCACGTCTGCGGTAATCAAACCGCCCAGACTCACTGCGCCGGATATCGTCACGAAATCGTTTGACACTGCGCCGTGACTCGAGTCGGTCACTGTTATAGTTGACGATCCATCTGTGGCGGAAAAGGTGATGGAGTTGGTTGACGTTTTGCGAATCGGGGTGATGTCGTAGTAGTTGTCACCCTCGGCCACATAATACTTGAACGTCGTGCCGATTCCGATGTAGCGCGTCGCTGCGAGTGATATCCAAGAGTGCAGCGCACGACCAATACCAAGGAACGTATTCGTGCCTCGCTTAAACCATCCGCCTACTTTTTCTGCTCGCCCCTTACGAAACCGAATAAGATTGCCGTCTACCCAACCACCGCTGTTGGCGTAGTCGGTTTCTTCTTTATTGATCCCAGCGCGAAACTCTACTTTCGTCAGTGGCATATCGCATCAGGCCAGTCGTATGATCGCGCCCGTGGCTGTTGGGCTTGGAAAAACCACCGTGAAGTCTCCAGCCGTGCTGGTTTTGTCACCGCCAAAATCGATGATCGCACAAGCCTTATCTGACTGGGTGTCGTTATAGATCATTGCCCCACGCGCCGTGATGGTTGCCGAGGAGAAAGTCAGGTCGGCAAAATCGCAAACGGCTGTTGTGCCAGATGTGGTTGGCGTGACCGATGTAACGGTAGAGCCACCTGACGTGTAATTCGTGCCGCTGGCTTGACCTGTCGTTGTGAACGCTGTTGTCGCAGCACCGAGCGTGGCGCTCGAAGTGTACAAAGCCAGCTTGAAAGCGTTACCGCTGGTCGCTGTAAAATTGTGTGTGCCCACCAACAGCTCTTGCTTGAAGCTGGTTGGGATTGCCGAGGTGATCGCCATGTTAAAGCTCCTTGATGATTTTCGCCATGTCTTCATGCCCTTGGCTTTCGAGTAATCCGCGAACAGTGACTCGATCTGAAGCAATGGCACTCTTCATACCCATCAAGATTAGCGTATAAACTTGGTTGCGAAAAGCCTCGGCCTGAAGCCGAATATGCGGAGCCGCTTCCTCGCTGATGCCCAAAATTTTGCGTGTGGTTTCTTTGGCCCAAAACTCTGGGTCGTGACCTTTGTTTTCTGTGGTCGAAACCATCACCTGACCTAGTTCGAATCTTCCTTGTGACACATTTACCCCTTGTATGGCTCGGGACTGGTGATTGGCTCAACAGTCTCAAGGTTGTGCTTTTTGACCATGCTAGAAAGCTCAGAGCGGTCACACACGACCCACTCGCCTTCAGGGTTTGGCATGGCAATCTTGGGATTGGGTAGTCTATGGTAGCCGTACAGACGCTCGTTGATATCGACGTTTTGATCCAGCAACGAAGAGCGCGGACTCACGCCGACAGTGATACCCATCGCTATCAACTTACAAAGCCAAAACTCTACGCAAGCTCGACCGGCTTCGGCAAAGTGCAGGTTCTGTCGGTAGGAAAAATCCATGCCAAACAAGTCAACGTGACCGACGTTGTTGTATGCAGCGAAAGCCAGTGAATAGGCCACGGTGGTGTTCAGGTAGGCACACCGCTGGTCTTTGATCACCGCTTCGAGCGGGTATTCGACCAACGCTGGCACTCGCTCGTCTAGCTGGCAGGTATAGATCGGTTTGTCATAGGTGGGCAGCAAACGACGCATGACCTCGGTTTGGTTGCCTGCGTCGTCGGTATCGAGAAACCGGCTGGCTGGGTCGAGCATGAACACTCTGTCGCAATCAAACACCGACAGAGCCGAGTTTATCGTCCAGACCTCATCCCACGTTTTGCTGTTTTCGACGCCAATCACATAATCGATCTGAGATGCTCCAAGACCGATGATTGCGACTTTTTTGCCTTCTAACTCTTCAAGTTTTTCCACTAAGTAACGCCTGTACGCAATAGATCGTATCTGAACTCGTCTCGCGTAT